GCTGTTGAGGATTCATGCGCGCCGCGGCTGCAGCGCGTTGTGCCTCAATCTGCTGACGTGCGTAGGAACCTTCCGGGGGCAGAGGACGAGCCGGCTGACCATCAGCATCGACCGGCACACTCCTGGGCTGCAGTGGATTGCCGTGGCGATCCTTCATGCCTGCCTTCAGAGCGAGTGCCGCCTGGTCGGAGCGTGCTGAGAATTGACTGGGTTGGTTTGTTGTCATCGAACTTCGCGGCGCACGACTCCCGCAGCTTCAGTGCCAAAGCCTCGGTCACGACTCCGAGCATCAGTGGTCTCCCGAATGACCCATCGGGAGAACCGGGACCGCATTAGTTTTTGTCCGCGTGATGCGGCGAACTGGACTTGCGCTTCTAGCCGTGGGTGCCAGCGGGCGTGTCGCTCGAGCCACCGTTGCCGGTCTCGTAACCGACGAGGTGCTCGTCTGCGCTCGCTCCGTCGACATCCTGGTAGTCGTAGGCGGGACCACCCGCAGCGTTGTGCGGGCTCCGCGTCTTGCTGCCCATCGCGCCCATGGTGGCGCTGAGCCCCATGCCGCGGTTGAGCGGGGTCGCCATGTCGCCGGTCTTGGACTGTGCCGCACCGACGCCTTCGTTTGTTGCGTGGCCACTCATGCTGGATTCCTTGGTTCTCTTGGGATTGGCGGCGGCGGAATCCGCCGCTCAAGTTGCTTCCTGGCATCCTGCGCTCCGGCGAGAGCTTCCGCAAGAGTCTGCCGTGTGCTCTTGGTCCGATCGACCACGTTGATCACGGCCTCGAGCTCGAGACACCTGCCGGTGAGGATGTTGGCTTCACGGTCGTTCTTTGCTCCAAACAGCTCCTTCATGCGGCTTTGGCGCATGTCGCGGAGTGCCTGGACGAACAGTTGGAACCCAGCGCCGGAAGCCATCTGCAGCACACCATCGGCCATGGTGATCGCGGCCTGCAGGGTGGCGATCCGCTTGTCGGCCGCCTCCAGCTGTTCGATCTCGTCCTTCCGCACGTCGCGGAAGGCGATGTCGTCTGGCGGAGGGGCTGAGAAGTCGAGTTGCGTCACATGGCGCCTGGGTTGGGTGCACCGGCCATGGCTGGGCTCTTCACGTCAGCCGACGGCCCTTGCCGCTCGTTCTCGTTGCGCCTGATCTTGGGACTCGTGGGTTGCTGGTCTGGAGTGGCGGCACCTTCTGGCGCCACACCGTTGTCGCTGCCGAGCTCCTCGGTCATGCCGCCGCCAGCGTCCGCCGTGGCGCCGACCAGATTCTGCAGCGTCGCCTGCTGCTGCATCATCATCATCATCTGCTCCTGCAGCTCGGCGAGCCGCGCCAGCTTCCGCATATGGTCGGCGATGTGCGCTCTTGCCATCGCGGCGGTCGGCGGATCCGACTCCTCGAGAGCCTGGAAACGTTCCGACTTGAGCTCTTCGCTGTGCGCCAGCCAGTGGCGAAGATCGTTGTCGTCGGCGCGGCGCGGCGGAACGTTGCCGTGATACCAGAGCTCGTGCTCCTCGAGAGCGGTGAGCAGGTGAGTCTCGTCCGGGGAACGTTGGATGAACTCATCCACGTTCCTCATGTCGAAGCCGTTCTCCAAGATGTAGCCGAACAACCTCGGCATGTTGACGGCCTTCGGACCATACTGCTGGTTGATCACCGGCGCGCGATCGAGCAGGTTGACGAGCTGCTGCACCTGAGTCTGCTTCGTCAGCAACCGGAAGCCAGAGAGAGGTTGGCAGATGAAGCGACCGAGGATGTCCTCGGGTCGCACCATGAAACGGTCGCGGTAGCTGATCCCCATCGGTCCGATCTGCCGGATCACCCTCGGCATGGACATGAACTGCATATTGTTCCAGACGATCATGTCCAACATCGGCACGGTGACTTCCGTGTCGTAGTTGTTGATCGGACCACTGAGGCGCATGTTCGCCTCGTTGAGGTCGTTGTTGCTCTGCGTCGCAGTCTTGCCTGAGCCGCCGAGTGGATCGGTCGCGCCAAGGACTGGCGCGGTGACGCCGGTGACCTCACGCATCTCGACCTCGAGCACGTTCTCAGCGCGCAGCACGGTGTCGCTCACCTGATTGAACTGCACCGGCATCACCGCTTCGTTCGGATTGCCTGGCACACGGATGATCAGGCCGGGCTGCGCCAGCAGCTGACCTGGAGCGATGTTCGCCTGATCGGAGACAACCATCATCGGGTTGCCTTCGAGCTGCGTCGCCGCCATCAACAGCTGACGCTTCGTGTCCTTCTCCACGGAGAGCCTGGCGATCGGCTCGATCACGCCCATGCCGAAGAGTTCGCCCTCGAGCTCGATCGGTCGCCACACCTGATACGGCTTCTTGCCGTGCCAGTAGGGGTTCTGAGTCACGCGCGGGATCAGCGCCAGACCGTTCGGGTCCAGCATCACCACGTTGCAGATGCGGGTGGTGTAGGAGCCGCTCTCGTCCTTGATCACCAGCGGGCCCCACCAATCCACGCACTCGTAGTGCGGGATGTGGGGAGCCTGCGCGCCGTTGCGGTTGTCGTAGACGCCGTAGGCGTAGGCCTTGCGCTGCTTGAACGGATCCTCGTAGCTGAAGTCGTTGCTGCCGCCGTAGCTCGCGAGACCTTCGAGGTTCATCCAGTGACCCATCTCGACCATCTGCTTCACGCGGAAGTCGGGCCACATGGATCGGTCGAGGCACCACTCCGCTTCGTCGATCGACGACGCGCACGGCGAAGCCTGGAAGTCGAAGATGCTGATCGGCAGCACGTCGTTGCCGTCGAAGAGCAGCTCCTTCCTCGTCACCGCTTCCATGTCGACTCGAGAGGCGCCGGGGATCTTCGGGTCCGGGACGCGACGAGCGACGCGGTAGGAACGCTCGCCAATCTCCTGCTTCCAGTAGGTCTTCTGGATCGCAGTGCCGTAGATCAGACCGTCACGGATGAACCTCGAAGCCTTCTGCTTGTAGTTGCAGACGCGAAGCTGGTCGTAGCTGAGCATCTCCTGCGCCGCCGCAGGAACGTCGTGCTCGTTGTCGACGCCGTAGAGCTTGAACCACTGATCGCTGCCGAACACCGTTCGCATGATCCTTGGATGGATCGACTCGACGAGCTTGAACGGCGTCGGCGAGTGCAGCTGCATGCGGCCGTAGTTGAACTGGTTGATCGTCTCGCCGCGGTAGAGGCGGTAGAGGATCAGCCACTTGTTCCGCAGATACTGCATCGTCGCGAAGACGTCCTTCAGTGACGCCAGCACGGCGGCCTTCGCTTGCTCCAACACAAACGGATCGTCGGCCAGGTTCGGGAACCCGACCATCTCGTTGTAGAGCTTGCTGACCTTCTCGACGTTGCGGTTGTCCTGGTAGGTCTCGACCAGTGTGTGCGCGCCGAAGACTGGATCGGTCCCCTTGCGCTTCGTCGCCACGCCCATGCCGCGGTTGGGCGTCGCGTAGGAATTGGCCCGCGTCATCGGCGGGTTCGTTCCGTTGCCGATCTGCAGCCTGTCGGAAGCGACGGTCATGGATCAGCTCGCGGTGTGGTTGAACTCTTTCGACACCGACTTGCTAGGGCACGGCTTCGTCATGCCGCCTGGATCGTGTTCACAACCACGCATGAAGCGAGCCTGCTTCTCGCTGGTCGCTGGGTTGTGCGCCATCCGCGTGAACGGGTTGATTCCCTCGAGCGGCGCCAACGGACTGGTCCCCTCACCATGCTCGTCACCCTCCGCGGTCTCCTCCTCCCCGGTCTCGCGGTTCGGATCAACGAAGTCGAACTGGCTCGACTTGAGCGGCATCGGCGTGAGCCGACTCTGGTTCGCGTCGGCCAACGTCGGCAGCATGTGATCCGGCGGGTTCTTTGGTCTCATCGAAGTTCGCCTTGGGGAAGATGTCGTAGATCGGACCGCTGAAGCCAGGGTCGAGGCGAACCCTACCAGGGAAGGTCTTGCTGTGCCACTCGCACCATGCCAAGGCACGTTTCTGCTCGTAGAACGTCGTGCGCTTGGTCACTGGGTTGGTGTGCCCAAAGTGATAGCCGACGCCGTTCTGCAGGGTGAAACCGACAGCGTAGATCGGGTCGCAACCCATGAGGTGAGCCAGCTGGATGGCGAAGCACAAGCTGTTGGCGCCTGGGTGGAAGGGCTCGGAAGCAGAAGTCGGCATGAACGGCGGAACCGTGGCAAACTCGATGTGCCCAGTCTTGGTGCGCTTCGCGCCACCAAGCGACTTGATCCTGATCTCAGTGATCGCGCGCTGACCTTGCCCGACCATCTTCATGCGTCGCGCGTGCGCCGTGCTGAAGACTCCGCCGCCGAAGATGTTCGCGCCGGCAACTACAACCATGCCTGTGGAACATCTAGCGAGGAGAGATCCTTCGCTCTTCCAGACCCCCTGGTCCACGACAAGCCAACAGGAGGGCTCCACCACTCGCAGGCTCCAGTTCGTGCCGATGGAGAGTTCACCTCTGGCAGCGGCAAAGCCTGCGGACTCAACCAACCCTCCAGCGCCCCCAAGGAGGAAAACTTTTCTGCCGGCAGCAGATCCATCAAGCCAGTTCGCACCAGGACTTCGGCCACGCGGTGCCGGTAGGTGTGCCGCCTTCCAATCTGGTTGGAACATGCGTGTCCAATCTCCTCGGCTTCGTCTTGGTGTTCAAGGTAGTAGAGCACGAGCTCGACGAAGTGATCAACGCCACTGGCGCGGGGCGCCATCGGGAACATGCGCTGCAGCTCCAACCTCGAGTCATCGCTCACAACGAGAGTGCCGCACGCAGCCATCTCGAAGAACCTCGGGTTGACGTGCGCCGCTGGAAGGTTCGCGTCGTTCCAGAATCCAGTCCCTTCGTCAGCCGGCATCTCCTTGCACAGCTGCAGGCCTGTCGGAACGGCCATCGACGGAAGACGGCGACGCTCAACCCTGGTCCGAAAGCACTCTCGAGTAATCACCGGGCTACGGTGCACATTGAGGCCAACGACGCAGTTGGCGTAGTAGCTCGGATGCTGGTCCCACGGGATCCAATCTGGATTGCCCTTGGCGACAACCGAGTGTCGACCAGCTCTCGGTCGAGGCCAGTAGCGGATCTCCGTGCCGCTCACCAGCTTCTCGACAGCTCGAAGGTATGGCTCGCGCGGCTTCAGCATCGGATTGCCGAGGAAGAAGGCTTGCACCCTCCTGTCGGAGTAATCCCGCAACGTGAACAGGTCCGTATCGACGCACGGCGGAAGGTAGAAGACGCCGCGTCGCTGTGTCTGCGATCTCGATTCGGCGTGCGCCTTCACCGTGAACGGATCCATCGTGAACACGAAGTCGAACCTCGGGCTGTAGCGTGCAGTCTCCCCGGTCTCGTAGGGCTCATCGCAGAGGTAGACCGCGGTCGGGATTCCACGGCGCTTGAACTGCGACAGGAACGACTCGTTGCCGGCCGCTCGGCCGTGATGGCACCACAGCAAGTCTGGCCGCCAAGCGATGATGTTCTCGGCAAGCCCCCGCGCCATGGTTCCACCGCGCGTGCTGAACAGTCCTCCGCCAGCGCGGCGCAGCGCCGCGACATCGACGACCAGGACCTCGCAGCCGAGTCTCTTGAAGCCGGCGAGCCAACCCATGCGCCAGTCATCGCTGTAGATCAGTCCGGCGTCGTCGGCGATCGCGACGCGCGGCGGACCTGACCTACCAACAGCGCGGATCACTTGACCGTCTTGAGCAGTGTGAGCCTGACGGAAGGAATGGCCCACGAGCACAGGCCGAGACCGCGAAGCGCATGCTGCAGCGGGCTGCTGTAGTCGTCCTCGGCCAAGCCGAACTTGATCTGGCCAAGGGCTGAAGCGACGAACGACCTCTGCACCATGAAGACGCGGCCTGGAACATCCTGGCGAGGATCCCAGCGATGCGGCGGCCGCGTGTTGCCGGCCATGTCGTCGAACGCGAAGGACATCCCGCAACTGGAGTCCTTGGTGAACGGCATCTGCATCTTGCCGAACCACTCCGGGTCGGTGAGCAAGCAATCGACCGGGATGCTGAGGATGTAATCGGTCGTGGCGTTGGCGAGGTCTCGGTCGATCGCCTGGTTCACGCCTTCAGCAGACTGCATCAGCACCCAGTCGGAACCACGTAGCGCAGACATCAGCGACGTGACCCAGCCAACTTGCTCTTCACTCAACGCGCCGATCAGGGCGACGACCAGCCTGTGCTTGAGCGGAGTGTTCTTCTCGATCCAGGTCACAGCCGTGTCGAGGAAGTCAACCTTCTCAGCCGGAACCGAGAGCAGGATGGTGAGGCGCGGAACCTCCTTCTTGAGATCTGGCCCCTTCCCTGGCAACAAAGGTTTGGTTGCACCGCCGGGAGCAGAAAATCGGTCTCTGTTTTCCATCGCGTATCGCCGCCTTGTGTGGGCCTGCTGGGATGACTACCTCTTTGCCGCAGCCGAAGCAATGCACCGTGACTGTTTCGTAAATGCTCACAGCACCCAGTCGCCTGACTTCTTCGCTGGAACAACCGAGGCTGGGAGGATGAGCTCGCGCTTTTTCGGCTGCTGAGCCACCGGGTTCGCGAGCTCTCCGCGACGCTCCATCTCCTCCTCGGTGACGTGCTCGTTGACGACGGCTTCGCGGCCCGGCGCGCGCTTCACCTGACGTTCGTCGGCGGCCATGTCCTGACGGAGTTGCTGAGCGTTGCGCGCCGGCATGCGGTAGTCCGATCCGTTCTGGATCGGCAGCGCGTTGCCGACCGGACCCGGAGTTCCGAGTTGTTCGATGCAGCGATGCACGAAGACCTCGACGCCATCCTGCGCCTGATTCAAGAACGGCGCGTCCTCGCCGTAGTGGTTGATCAGCAGCTCGCGCACGATCTGGCCAGCTTCTACTGCGGGCCGAAGATGTCGCGGTTTGATTGGTTGGAGGTTCCGCGGAAGAGGCTTCCCGGTGCGGAATCGCTGTTCTTGCTGCCCCACAGATCGTGCTCCTTGTTCTTGGTGAACTCGCGCGCTGGATACTTGGCGTCAGGGTTATAGCGCCCGTCGACCGTCGGTGGCGTGAATCGCTTCACCTCGAGTGGCGTCCACCCAGGCGGTGGCCCGGGGAAGTAGAACTTGCCCGAGTCGTCCACCTTGTCGAGGTCGCTGATCGCGTCGGGGATGTCGTCGTTCGCGCTGAACGGCCACTCGGTCATCTCGTCGAGCATCGGCTTCCACTTCGTGGCGAACTGCTGGCGCACGAACTCGGTGAAGTAGATGTTGCCGCCGCGGAAGCGCGGCTCGATCGACTCGATCCTGATATCCTTGATCTCCTGGTTGCGCCCAGCGATCTCGATGAAGCGCGGCCGGATGAAGGTCTGTCGACGCACTTCCTCGAACAGCGACATGAGGAGTTCCTTGTGCGTCGTCTTCTCGACGCCGACGCCCTTCACGTTGAGTGGTTGGAACCTGGTCCACAGGTCACACACGATCCGGCAAGAATCCGAAGGCCGCCAGCGACCGATGTAGAGATCACGCACGTAGGCGGTGCGGTTGCAGTCGAGGCTCACGACCCAGAAGCAGCAGCGGTCCGACTTTGACTTCGACTTCTTCTCGTCAGCGGTGAACGCGAAGTCCGTGAGCACGTAGGTCCACACAGAGCCGGGCACGTCCTGGTCGCGGATGACGTGGAAGTAGTCCTCGTGGAAGATCTGGTCGTCGCCGGTCTGCGGCTTGTTCTCGTAGAAGCACGCGAACAGGCGCGGCACCTGCTTCACCTTGCGGTCGGCGATGAACGCGCGCGTGAGCCTCTTCGGGAAGAAGAGCGTCGTCGGCTCCTTGCCTCGCGGATCCACCAGCGGCTCGCACCATGCGTGCTTGCTGATCTCGAAGGTCGCGGCGATCGCCGGATCCTTGATGATGCGACAGTAGATGTCGTTGTAGTGGTGGAGCGTGCCGATGACGAAGAGCTTGGTGCCGGGGTCGAGCTGCGACTGCACCTCGGAGAACCACAGTGAGTCGATCGACTCCGGCGTCTTGGTGTTCTCCTGCGAGCAAACGTCGTCCATGAGAACAACGTCCCAGTGCGCGCCGGTCTGCACTTCGCCGACGCCCGACGAGGCCAGCGTCGGATCCTTGATGCCCTGCCGCGTGCGCAGCGCCGAGTAGAAGACACCGGACGCCTCCTTCCACTTGTCGCCGCGGTGCACTCCGAACCGATCGCGGAACCACTGGCTGTCCACGATCTTCATCACTTCGGCGGCGAACTTCTGCGCCTGACGCGCGGTCTCCGAGCAGATCAGGATGCGGATGTTCGGGTCACGCGCAATCAGCCACGCCGCCTGGCCGATCGTGAACACCTGGCTCTTGAAGGAGCCGCGCGGCCAGAGCGCCATCTTCGACTTGAAGTTGGTGATCTCCGGGTTGTCCGGGTCTGGGTCGCCCTGCCAGGTGACCAGCAGCTGTGCATAGCGACCGTGCGGCTGCCACTCAGCATCCGGCGCCGCACCGCTGTCGCGCACGAAATCGAGGAAGCCCTCGTCGGAGGTGTAGTAGTCGCGCTCGCGGCTCAACCGCTCGGTGCGAAGCTGCTCCAGCGTTAGGGTCGACTCTTCCATCACCACTTGATCATGTGGGCAGCGCCGTGGTGCGTCTTGTCTTCGAGCTTGTAGCCTGCCTGCAGGCACTGCTCCGAGCAGAAGAACGTCGCTGTGCGCATCCACTGCGCGTCGTCGAAGAAGCACGTCGACTCAGGGCCGATGACGTTGCCACAATTCGGGCACTTGGTGGCTCGCGGAGGAACGCCGATGCCGAGGAACTTGGTCTTGTGCGCAATGACGTTCACTTGGTCTCTCCCTCACCTTCGAGTTTCAGGCCCTTGACGGTATCGACCATCACGAAGTCGGCCTGCTTGATCTCTTCGATGCGCTTCTTCTTCTTCAGCTCGAGCTGCACCATCGCCTCGACCTCGGCCTTCTGCTGCTCGCCGAAGTTGACGTTGTGCGTCACCTCGACGCGACGCACCGCGCTGTCGACGATGCCGAGCGACTGGAGCAGGCCGACCATCTCCTTGGTCACTCGGAAGTAGGCGCCCCACTCCTCCTGCTTGATCAGTCCTTCCTGCGCGCGCTCGTAGGCGAGTTGGATGTGACCGGCGAGGGTGTTGAGCCGGATCTGGCTGACCTGCGCGCCGATGTTGTCGGCGTGTTCGTTGAACAGGCGAGCCACCTCGAGCGGGTCCATCTGCAGCTCGTGGCCGATGACCTCGCTGCGGTAGCCCTGCTCGCGCAGCGTGACGATCAGCGCGACCTGTTGCGGCCGCAGCAGCGTCGTGAACCACTTCGCTCGCTCCGGCCGCTGCGTGATCTGGAGCTCGGTCCACATCCGCCGGCCGAGATCGCGCATGGTGATCGTCGGCGTGAACCCATCCTTGTCCTTGGCTGGCGGAGAGGCGAGCGCGCCGCTGTCAGCGACGAGCTCGACCAGCTGCGTGAACGAGAGGCCGACCGCGGCTGCCGCTTGCTCGATCTTGTCCTTGGCCTTCGGATCGAGGATCTGCGTGTCAATCTTCTTCGCCATAGCGCGGGCTGTCCTCGAGTTCGGACTCGATCACGTTGGCGTTCTCAGCGATGTAGGTCAGCAACGCGCGACGCACATCGTCAGTCGGCTCGATGGTCTCTGAGCACCAGATCAAGTAACTCGCTGGGACTTTGCGCAGCGGGACACCAGCGTGCTTGCCGAACGGCATCGGCGTCTCGTCGTTGAACTCAATGGCCACGGATCACGGCTTGACCGGCGTCGTCGCTGGCGTGCTCGTCTCCAGGGAGATGCCGAAGTTCGCGCGCCTTCGCGTGTCCTCGAGGTGCATCAGCGCCAGCGAGAGGTCGATGCCTTCCGGCACCTTGTCGCGAAGCAGTTTCGCAAGCTCGAAGCACGCTTCATTGATCTGCTCGAACCTCGGCAGCGTGTCATCGGTCGGCTTGCGGTCGAAGAACCTGGTGTGCAGGTCAGCGTCGGTTGGTTTCATGTCGCTAGTCTACGGCTTCACCGGCGTCACTGCTTCGCTTGTCTCGGTGGCGATGCCGAAGTTCGCGCGCATGCGCACGTCCTCGAGATGGGTCAGCGCCAGCGAAAGGCCGCGGCCTTCGGGCACTGTGTCCACAAGCGTCTTAGCCAGGACGAAGCAGGCTTCGTTCACGGTAGCGAACCGCGGCAGCGTGTCCGCAGTCGGCGGGTGGTAGAAGAACCTGTTGCGCAGTTCGATTTCGGTGGGCTTCATCGTCCAGGACCAGTGAATGGTGTTGGTCTCGCGTTGAGGGAGAAGTCGGAGATCGACCTCAGGTGCTCCTGCATCTCGTGGATCCAAGACCACAGCTCTGCACTCGAGAGCTCGTCAGGGTTCGCGCGCCCGATCGTGGCGTGGATGCAGTTCGACAACACCCCCACGCGCTCGATCAACCACTGGTTGCGGTGGAGCGGCCGAGGCTCCATGGCCTTGCGCGGCCGATAGAGCGATTGGAAGTCAGTGGGCGAGTCCATGGACACGGCAGGCTACTCCTTCGGCGGCCCGCTGACCTGCGCGCGCGGCTTCCACTCGACCTTGACCTGCGGCTTCTCCTCGAGCGCGATGCGCGCCATGTGCACGGCCTTGCTGATCATCAGCTGCAGGCCGACGAACCGATGGCCCTCCGCGCGAAGGAACTTCTGCGCCGCGTGCGTGGAGTCGAATCCGCCGACACCTGGCGCCGGGATCAGCGTGCCCTTCGCGTGCGCCGGGTCTTCGCTGATGACGTAGATCCTGAAGTCGCCACCATCGTCGCCAGGGAACAGCCGGTAGCGCCGCTGCTTCTTCGCGCGCTTGCCTTTCGGAGTTGGTGTGGCGTCGGTGGGGGTCGAGAGGGCTTGCGTTTCACTCATGGTTGCCACTCGTAGCGGGTGGCGTTGTCGGTTGCAACCTCATTTGTTGCTACCAAGGCTATCGCCGTCGTCGAACGGCAGCGGCGGCAGCTTCGGTTTTGGCTTTCTCGTCGCAGCTGCCGTCCTTGCGTATTCCTCGGCCTCGTTGTGGGCACGGACCAGCTCTTCGCTGTGGATCTTGCTCCACTCCGCCCAGGTCTCGCTCCAAGGAAGTGGCGCACCCATCGCCGCCAACAGCTCCTTCAGCTTTCGCTTCCTCCGCGCCATGAAGTCAGGCCTCCCCATCACGCATCTCCCTGCTTGCGCATGCCGATGTCTGGGTTCTCGCGCATGAAGTCGAGCACTTCGGAGTGCGTTGGGGTGTATCCAGCGCCCTTCTCGCTCAAGATCATCTTGCAGGCCAACGAATACTTGAACGGCCACACCCTTGGATCGTTGAGCACGTCCTTGCGACCGAGCTCGTCCAGCTTCGGCCTTCCACCGATGCCAACAACGGGCTGGAACTTCATCGCGAGTGGCGAGCACTTCTCGCATCCCTGCTGACTCGACTCCTCGAAATACCACACCAGGAACTCGAGCACGCGCCCAGCTGACAGCTTCCACGTCGGGAAGGCGTAGGCCTGCTGCCGGACGTGCATGTTCTCCATCAGCCGCTGGAACGACTCGAACGCCATCTCGTGCACGCCAATCGTCTTTGCCATGGCTTCGTGTATACCTTACCGAAGTAGCTTCGTCAAGCGGCCTGCCAAGCAGAAAACGTCACGGCCAGTTGGAGAGTCGCCGGGGTTCACTTACTTCTTGTAGTGAGGAGCTTTTTGTAGGGCTCTCTACGAGAGAGAGAGAGAGAGAGAAGATCATATCTATTGCCTCTCCTCTATATCTGCTTCTGTGCTGTAGGTTTTTCTCGGCAATTTTTGCAGGATTTTTTCTGGTGCGCTCGTGTTTTCCGTGAGGACATTACGCGAGAGCGGACTTTGCACTTCCTGGCCGCGGGGCCGCGCCGCGGACGATCGGACCTCGCAAACTCGCAATGATTGAATGCATAATCACTTATGACTGTTACGCTGCAACGTCAGGAATCTATTCTTGCTTGAGTGGCAGATTAGGCCGCATTCTTGGTCGCCGTAAGATTCCCGCCGGTATCTCATTCTCCCCGGTTCGCGCCCTTCTCCATCACCTGGCAATCATGTCATTCTTGTGCGTGACATTCGCTTGCCGTAGCGTGACAGTCTCAACCTGAGACAATCTACAACGCTTCACTTGACAAACCAAACGAACCGTTGTATACTTGGCCAACATGAAAGAACGCCAACACCTAGCCGATCTTCGCGCCGCCGTTGCGACCGCTCAGGCAACCTACGACAAGTGGGAACGCCACCCGAAGGCTGGTCGCTGGGCCTTGCACGACTACGAAATGGCCAAGTCCAAGCTGGCGGAAGCAAAGGCGGCGCTTGCTGCCGCGATCGCTGTTGAACAACCGTCATGCTCGCACATCGGTTGCGACTGCCCAGACCGCAACTAGCCATGCGCAACCTTCCCCTTCACTCACCGGCCCGTCTCTCCGATAGCGACACTGTGCTCGGCACGCTGTTCGCCATCGGTGGCGGGCTGTTGCTTCTCTTGTGCATCGCCAAGCCTGTTGCAGGGCTCGTTGTCCTGTCGGCGCTTGGCTACATCGCCCACCGCTGCTGTCGATGACTACCCGTCAACGCTTCCGCATGCTACTCTTCGTTGGTTGCGCGCTTGGCACGTTGCTGAGCGTTGCAACGCTCTACTTTCACCGCTAGACGCCTCAACACTCTCGAACGGCCACCAACACTGGCCAAGGAAAGAACATGGCACACGAAATCCGCTCGACAGACCGTTTCGGCGAAGTCCGCGCCCAGGGCAAGCGCGCTTGGCACGGGCTTGGTGTGGAGATCCCCGAAGGCATCGACTGCACAACCGCCTTCCCCATGATCGGGCTCGACTGGGCAACCGAGCTACTCCCCGTCAGGGCCGACAGGGTGACGCCGACTGGCGTCGAAACCATCAACCTGCCGGAGCACCGGGCCCACATCCGCAGCGACACCGGGCAAGTCCTGGGCCTTGTCTCCGATGGCTACAAGCCGATCGACAACCGCGATCTGGCGACCTTCGCCGATGCGGTGCTGGGCGAGGACCGCGCAGCGACGTGCGAGACCGCTGGCTCGCTGTTCGACGGCCGCAAGGTGTTCGCCTTGATCCGCCTGCCTGGAGACTTGCACGCTGCCCAGGGTGACGACCTTGCCCGCTACATCGCCATCACGAACGGCCACGGCGGAACGGCCGCCTTCGCAGCCTACCCGACGACGGTGCGCATCGTGTGCAACAACACGCTCCGCATGTCCGAGCAGTCGCTCAGTCAGGGTGCACGGTTCGTGCACACTGGCGACCTCAAGGGCAAGCTGGCCACGGCTCGACTGGTGCTCGGCTTTGCCCACAAGGAACTCGAACGGCTGGACGAGCAAATCAAGGCAATGGTCGCCAAGCGACCGACGGGGGCTGGCATCGCTTCCTTCCTTGACCGTGCGTTCCGCGCGACGTTCGCCGCTCCGTCAGCTGACGACGTGGAAGCAACGGCGAAGTGGGAAGCGAAGCGCCTGGAGACGCAGAACCGTTGGGTGGAGATCTACAGCGCGGAATGCGACCGCACGCCCGCCATCGCTGGCAGTGTGTGGGCCGCGTTCAACGCCGTCACCGAATGGCACGACCACGAACGGGGCCGCTTCGAGGATGTCGCCACAAGCGATGCGCGCGTGCACTCGAACCTCTTCGGTGTCTCGCACGTAGCGAAGTCTAAGACTCTCAAGCTTGCCCTGTCGCTGGTGTAGCCATGATCCGCCACACTTGGCGACAAGTCCGCGTCTCGCTGGTGCGCGAGGGTGCACCGGCGCGATTCGACGGTCTGCTGACAATGAGTGGCGACGAGCAGGCGGCAGGCTTGGCGCGAGCCGTGATCGGTGACGATCCGCGCGAGCACTTCCTGGCCATCTATCTCGACACGAGACACAAGGCAATCGGTGTGCACGTGGTCAGCATCGGCACCGCTGACGTTTCGCTGGTCCACCCGCGCGAGGTGTTCGGCCCTGCCTTGATGCTCCACGCGACCGCTCTAGTCGTCGTGCACAACCATCCGTCAGGTGACCCATGCCCGTCTGCTGAGGACAAGCGGCTAACGGAAAGGCTGCGCGAGGCGGGCACGTTGCTGGGCATCGAGTTGCTGGACCATGTGGTCCTGGGCAGTGAACGCTTCTTTTCCTTCGCCGACGAAGGCTACAAGGTGATGCCGTGACGGTTGAACGACTACGCAGCTTCGATGCGCCGCACTGCGATGCGTGCCGCGACACGCTAGACGTGCAGCCGGTGCGCGTCGGCGGGCACAAGATGAACCAGCGCGTCGGCTCTGACAAGCCGCCAGAAGGTCCAGCAGCGCCGGTGCAGACGCGCTTCCTTTGCCGCGCTTGCCGAGACGAGAAGCTGGAAGCTCCAGACGACTACTTTTCTTTTTTCACGTCGCGCAGGCACCATAGTCTCCACTCCGGTTGCGCAGAGCACGGCGGCCCGAAAAGTGAAGTGCTCTACCGCGGACGCTACGCCAACGCCATCGAGGAGGATCGCGAGTGAACGACTCGACCTGCCAATGCGGTGCTCCCGCGGTG